ATAGCTGATCTAAGCTAAGACTAAGGCTCCCCTTCGGGGGAGCTATTTTATAGGACTGGTTATGAGTGATTTAAAGAAACATGTTATAAAGAATTCAGATGGTTCATTAAGCATTGGAACCACACAGGACGTAAGTACCATACTAGCACAGAACAAGCTAGAAGCAGATAACAATCTCAACCGTACCAATAGAGATACGTTTGGGAGAAAAATAGCCTCCATCCCCACATCTATAGTAGATGCTTGGTGTAGAGAATGGGGCATTACCTTTGTAGAGTTTACTACAGACCCAATGATTAAAGTAAAGATATTTAAAAGACTAAGCGACCCTGCATATTCATTACTACGCACAGACTCAGGAAGGCTATAGATGGCAACTAACTTATCAGAGCTTAGGACAGAAGTTAAAGAGTGGGGTAATAGATCTAACATCTCTGATTCTTTAGTAGACAGCTTTATTAACACAGCACAAAGCAGAGCTAACAGAATCTTGCGACTCCCTGACATGGAATCTTCTTCAACCCTCACAGTTGCTTCAGGTGTAGCCGCAGTACCTGCGGATTATGAAGAGGTTAAACAGCTTCTAGTATCTTTAGCTGGGGGCAACCGATCATTAGAACGTAAAGACATTATTGAAGTTGATAAGTATGCAACGTATACAGGCGACCCCTCTATATTTGCCCGTAAACTAACCAACTTCCACATGGCTCCTGCTGTCAATGATATTGTAACAGCCGAGCTATACTACTACATTAAACTTCCCGCATTAGTTGCGGATACAGACACCAACATATTTATAACTAACAGCCCTGACTTACTAAAATATGGAGCACTAACAGAACTGTTCTTGTTTATACGTGATGATCAGAACGCTGCTACTTACGAAGCTAAATTTAGATCCGTGTTACAAGAACTACAGGGTGTAGAAGACAAAGCAATGTGGTCAGGTGGCCCATTAAGCGTATCATTATAAGGAGATCCTAATGGGATTAGAGTCAGCAACATATATAAGCCAATTAGTAAACACCAACCCTACAGGGGACGATGATAAGAACCAAGGTGATAACCACCTACGAATGATTAAGGCGGTACTACAAGCCCAGTTCCCTAACCTCACTGCTGCGGCTATTACCGCTACTGTTGCGGAATTAAATCATGTAGATGGTGTTACGTCAAGTATACAAACCCAACTTGATAGTGGGCAAACACAAATTAATGGTAAAGCCGCTTTAGCTGGATCAACAAGTCAATCCTTTAGTGTAGCTAGCGCGGGGACAAGTGAATCAAAAGCTATTAGACGTAGCAACTATGCAACCAATGCTATTGGTGGGACTATTAAGATGAGAGTGGCAGGTAATAATTTGTACATTACCAACAATGGAAACAATGCGTAATGAGCGTCTTCTTTAATGGCATAGAGCAGGAAGGTGTACACTTTAATGGCACTGAGCTAGAAAAGGTATATGCTAATGGCACCTTAGTGTATGAGGATAATAGTCATGTGTTGGTACCCGCCGCTGTTAACTCTCTCATTGGTAATGGCAATGGGTTTGTTGAAACATTTTCAGGTAGTATGACCCCCGAAACCTTTGTTTCCAAAGATGGCACTAGGGACATTAGGCAGTTTTATACTGATGATAGTGCCACTAAACTGTATCTAAAGGTTCTCTTATCTGGGGAATCTAGTAATAGTCAAGATACTCTAGGGGATATAGAAATTACAGGGACGTTTAGTAATGGCGCAACTTCCTATACCTTTAGCTGGGATGACGCTGAGTACTACTTTGAAGGTGTGTGGCACATTCCCTACTACGGAAGATCATTTATAGCAGGCAATACTTACACCATTAAGTGGACTCAATAGCAACTAACTGACATCATTAAATAAGGGTTACAATGACCTACAAAAGATTAGAAATCGTAAGACCGAAAGGTGTTGTATCGGACTTGTCTCCGTATGAGCTTCCTAATGAGGTTTGGAGTGCTGGTAATAATATAAACTTTCGTAACTTCCGAACTAACAGGGAGATTGGATACAGTCAGGTGTTTCCTGATTTAGATATACAACCCTTATTTGCTCTAGCCTCTAGCATAAGCAGTGTAACTAATTGGTTTTATGGAAGCACTACGGCTATCTACAAGACTAATGGCACAACTCAAAGTGATGTAACAAATGTATCAGGGGCATACACAGGAAGCTTTACTAAAGGCTGGACTGGGGATGTGTTTAATGGTGTGGCTGTTATGAATAACGCTACAGAAGCACCTCAATTCTACGACACAGCAACTTCCAAGATGGTTAACTTAACAGGGTGGCCTACTAACTACACTGCTGCTGTTGTGCGACCATTTAAAAACTACCTAATTGCCTTAAACATCACGGATGATACAGGGGAGAATATACCTAGCTTAGTTAGATGGAGTAATGGAGCACCTGTAGGTGCTGTCCCTGCTGATTGGGATAACACAAACCCTGCCAGTCAGGCGGGAGAGAATTCATTAGCTGATACAGGTGGTGTTCTTATTGACGGTAGGGCACTAAACAACACCTTTATGATATACAAAAGTGATAGTGTTTGGGGAATGCAGTTAATAGGGGGAACTCTCACCTTTTCGTTCCGTAAGATATTTAGTGATCAGGGGGCGTTAAGCTCTGATTGCATTACTGAGTTTGGTGGTAAGCATTTTGTAATAACGCCTAGTGATGTGTATGTACATGACGGGACAACTAAACAGTCTATACTAAACAATAAGGTTAGAGGTCAATTGTTTTCTCAAATTAATGAAAACTTTGTAGACAGAGTTAAATGTGTGGCTGATACCCCTAACAGAGAGGTTTGGGTATACTACCCTACTACAGATAGTAGTGATGGGTTATGTAACAAAGCCTTAGTTTGGAACTGGGAAACTAATGATTGGAGTCCTAGAGATTTAGAGAACATTGCACATATAGCGGTGGGTGACATTAACCCCGCAGTTAGTGATACATGGGATAGTGGTACCACAGGGTCGTGGGATTCTGATACAACTCAGTGGGCAGAAGGTAGTTACAACCCATCTGAGACTGAGCTATTACTATCTAATTATACAGCCAGTAAATTCTTTCAAGCTAATCTGTCTACAACACTAGACGGGTTGGCCTACACAAGCTTTGTTGAAAGGGCAGGGTTAAACTTCCAAGATGATTTAAACTACAAATATGTCAACTCAATCACTCCTCATTTTATTGGTGAGGGTACTGTGTTAATAAGCGTAGGCAGTGAAGACAGACAGGGGCAAGGTATTCTGTGGAGTGACCCAGTTACATTTGAAATAGATGTTGATTACAAGGCAGATTTTAGAGTTAGTGGTAGATACATAGCTGTTAGGATTGCATCTAGCACCTCCACAAGCTGGGCTTTAACTAGCTACACAATTGAATATAAAAATGTAGGGGAAAGGTAATGAAAAGATTACAGTATGTTTCAAACCCACCCGTACAAACTTTAACTGAGCAATCTAGTAAAGACTTAGCCTCCTACTTACAAGGAGAGTTAGACCAAATAGCTAACTTTATTGGGGAGCTTAGTGATAAAGCTGACACCCCCAGCACTATTGGGTATGGGTCTGTTGTCTCAGGTACTACTACATCTACTAGTGACAATGTAGTTTCTATTGCGACTACTGGTACCTTTGGAAACTACTCTGTATTTCTGGTGACTTTGGCTAAACCAATAATCTCATCATCTATACTACAGGTACAAGTGGAAGGTGCCTCTGATGGCATCCCTTTAATCTCTGCGGCATCGACGTATGTATCTTCTACAACCTTTAGTATATTAATTATTAAATCTAATAACGCTGCCACTACAGCAGCCGCATGTACGTTTGATTTTATTTGCTATGAGAGGGAGTCTTAATGTATTCAATAACTCCTGTAAGGACGCTAGAGCAACTTACAGACAACAAGAGTGTGATAGAGCACTACCTTAGAAAAGCTCTCACAAAGGCTCCTGAGTACTCTCTAAGGGACATCCTTAAAAGTATCTATGACGGAATCTCTGTCTTATGGTTGATTGAGGATGATGGGGATATAGTTGGGTCATTCACAGTTAAGGTTTATGAGTACCCTGAATCAAAGATATTAATGTTACATCTCCTTGGTGGAGATAAGATTGAAGAGTGGTTACACCTCCTGTCTGAGGTGGAAGATTACGGAAGAGATTTAGGGTGTGACTTAGTAGAAATGCATGGGAGGTATGCTTGGAAGAAGTTACTTCCTGATTATACAAGTGATAGAATTATTTTAAATAAGGTATTGTGATATGGCTGGTGATAAGAAGCAGAAAACAACTAACGAAGTTGTAATAAATAAGGATCTTGCAAATGCTGGTAGGTCTGCTTTACGGGGTGCTGAGAATATCTATGACAGGGGCACTGATGGTATTTTTCAAGGTAGTCAGTTAGCTGACCAAAACTCTTTAATTAACCAAGCGCAAAACCAACAACTAGCCCTTGCTAATGGTGGAATGCAGAATCAAGTTGACACTCAGCAAGGTGCCTTTAATAACCTCTTGCAAGCAGGTAATCTGGATGGGAATAGTTTATTCCAGAGACAGGTTGCTGATGCTTTAGAGGGAGCTAACACACAGTTTCAACGTGGCAGTGTTCCCCTGTTCCAGCAAGGAACAGCAGCAGGTCAGTTTGGTAGTTCTGAGGTTGGTGAGAGTTTAGGTTTGTTTGGTGGTGAAGTTAATAGGAACATGCAGAACTCTATAACTCAAGCAGCATTAGGTGGACAACAAGTGGCTCTAGGGGCACAACAGTTAGCTCCTCAGTCTATAGGCTTAGGTTTATTGCCTAGCCAAGTGCAACAAGACATAGGCAATCAAAGAACTCAACGTAGTCAGCAAGAGTTGCAGAACGACATACAGCAGTTTAATGCACCAAGACAAGCACAACTACAGAGTCAAGCTGAGTTCCAGAACTTCCTAGCCTCTAACCCTTTAATGGGAGAGAGTACGTCTACTAGCACACAGGTTACAAAGGGTAATCCTTTACAGTCTGCCTTGGGACTAGGGTTAGGTATAGCAGGGTTGGGCACTGGGGTTGGTACAGCGACAGTA